ATATCCAAGGAGAACGAGGGCAGTCTTATGCGCCCGTTCCCAGTTCTATTTGATGATGTAGATGAGTTTCAAGTCCGCTATCACCACCCATTACCTGATAACCAAGTTATCAAGGTTGACTGTGCAGGGTTTGGCTTTGTCCTAATGCATAAGTCTATTGTTCCTAAGATGCGTGAAGCACACCCTGGTAAGGGTATGTTTATGGAGACTGGTGATGGCAAAGATGAGCATTTTGTCGGCGAAGATATTATCTTCTTCCGCCGTATGAAGGCAGCAGGTGTACCACTACACGCCCACACTGGAGCACTGGTAAAGCATATGAAACGCTTCAGCGTTGATTATGACTACTATGCATTGTATTGGGCTAATGAACATTTAAAGACAAAACTTATGGAACAAGAGCAACAAGGAGAATAAGTGGCTGGTCGTGATATTACAGAAGGTCGCTCTAGTAGAGCGATTGCTGTTGATGTTGGTGTAGTTGCTACTGATGCTATCTGGCAGAATACTGACATTGCATACGATACTGCGCTAGGCGGTATGCCTTTTATCTATGCTATTAGTGATAGTAAACCCTATGTCCGTCAGACAGCGCCTTTTAGAAAAGAACAGTTTGATAATCAAACAGAACCAGGTGAGCAGTCACTCACTGGTTGGTGGATTCGTAGCCAGTCTTCCTTTCACGAGGGGACTGGCATTACTTTTTATGACCCAGCACTTATCCCAGGTGAAGGCACATCTCGCTTCGCTGATAGCAAGGGTGTAGATGTATGGACAGAAGGTGAAGTAACCCTTCTTAACAATACTGCTAGCGCTCACTACACAACTGGCACAATCAAAGCCAATGGCAAACCATTTCAATCTGCCCGTAGCATTAAATACAACAACACTGATGGTATTTTATTCTGGGATGAATTTGATGTAGATAAGATTGCAGCAGATGGAACCGATACTCACTTTATAGATTACGCAGCAGGTACTGACTATCCTGTTCACGCTATATGTGATGATGGCGTTAATGCTTATTGGGTAACCAATGTAACCAACGCTGGAACTCCAAGGCTACGAGTATATAAAAAACCATTAACAGGAACCTCAGCAAGCACTGCTGATGTTACTTTAATGATTACCAACAATGGTATTACAGTAGATGATGCAACAATAGAATACGTTAAAGACCGTCTTATTATGACGGTTAATAATAAAATATATGAATTTGCTACAAATGCATCTTCTCTACCTACTGCAGTATATACCCATACCAGTACTAGCGTAGTATTTACCAGCATAACTGCTTCTGGTACTGCTATATATGTATCTGCTTTTGAGGGTATCCAATCATACATTTACAAGTTCACACTAAGCACTACAACTGGTTCTATGCCTACGCTTACCAGTGCTATTACTGCTGCTCAGATGCCTACTGGTGAAAAGATATTTAAGATTGAATACTACTTAGGCTATATGTTAATCGGTACGAATAAGGGTATCCGAGTAGCAACTGTAAATGATGATGGCTCTATTATCTACGGACCTTTAATGATTGAGACTAGCCAGCCTGTATATGACTTTGCATTTAGAGATAGATTTGCTTGGGCTACAACAGGAGTAGCGGGCGAAGGCGGAGTTGTTCGTATTGATTTAGGTAACGATTTAGGTGGCCTTCGTTTTGCTTATGCCAATGACTTATGGTTAGACAATGGAGTCACTGGTTATGTTACAACTTCCTGCGCTTTTGCTGGAGAAACAGATAGACTTGTATTTGTCACCACTGCTGTTAATCGTGGCACAATTACTAACAAAGCATTGACTTCTAACGTAGCCACACTTACCACAGGTGCAGCACACGGCTTAGAAGTCAGCGATAGTATCTGGGTGGAAGGCGTAGACTCTACATTCAATGGTCAATACACTGTCACTGCTGCTACCACTACTACATTTAGTTACACTAAAGCAGCCACAAACGTAGCCTCAACAGCAGTCTCATCAGCCACAGCCCTAGTCAATGAGACTGGAACTATCAATATAGAATCATCTGGGGCTAAAATGCCTGATGGCTACATACAGACAGGTTACATCAGGTACAACACATTAGAGCCTAAGAACTTTAAGCGCCTATTAGGGCGCGGTGAATTTGACTTTGGCTCTATGACTTTAGAAACCGTAGATGCATCAGGCACTGAATATGATATAATTAGTTATGACTCATCGGTTCCACCAGTAGAAGTAACTACTAGCCAGCCAGCAGGTGCACAAGAATATATAGCCTATAAGTTTATTTTATCTAGAGATACTACTGATAATACTAAGGGCCCTATCTTCAAGGGCTATCAGGCAAAGGCTACTATTGCTACACCTAGACAGCGAGTAATTAAGTTTCCTGTTTTCTGTTATGACGTAGAGACAGATAAATACAATGTAATGATTGGCTATGAAGGTCGTGCTAATGACCGTATAGGACAGTTAGAATCCATTGAAGAAAATGGAGACATTGTAACTTGGCAGGATTTACAGACTGGCGAGAACCGTCAGGTTGTAATAGAACAAATCACCTTCACTCGGATGACTCCACCAGATAGAGGATTTTCTGGCTACGGAGGAACCCTTGACATACTTATAAGGACTGTGTAATGACACCTACTGAATGGGCTGGGCTAGCCGTAGCCATATTAACTTTAGTTGCTGGATTTGCTGGCGCTGTGCGCTGGTTAGTTAAGCATTACCTATATGAACTGCGCCCTAACGGGGGCTCTAGCCTTAAGGATAAGGTTGATTTATTAGAGACCAAAGTAGAGTTGTTAACTGACCTAGTAAAGGAAGCGCTAAGACGATGACTATATACAGACCACAAGACAATCCGATAGAACCAATAGTGCCTATCCTTCCTGATTGGGAAGACGATGAAGAAGACATCTGATGAAACCTGTAGCCAAAGTAGCGTCACCTGCTGCTATTGCTGTGCTCCGTCAAGCGACAGCGCTGTTTCCGAAGCGCAAGAAACTGTCAGACGGGTTGTTGCCTTCGTTAGCGCATCAGAAAGCCAGCCCGAATTCGGACCACAATACTGGGCTAGCAGTAGATTTGACCCACGACCCTGAGAGCGGTATTGATTGTGCTGTCATTTTTGAGAAACTTAAAGAAGATGAACGAGTGGATTACCTCATATACAATAAAAAAATTTGGTCAAGAGCCAGACGCAAAGAAGGCAATAGGAAGTATGCAGGTAGTAATCCTCACGTTAAGCATCTACATATTTCTATTAATGATACTCACCGCAGTGACACTAGTCCCTGGTTCTGGTGGCTAAATCAACCTAAAGTTGTGAATCAAGTTATGGCTAAACTACAGCCACAGCCTAAGAAGAAGGTTGCAGAAGGTACCACTGTGGTACCAGTATGTACCTGCTGTAAGGTTCACAATACAAAACGAAAGGCAATCTAATGGAACAACTAAAGCAACTATCGCTGACTTGGTTCCGTGCCGCAGCAGCCGCTGCCATCGCACTCTACCTAGCAGGAGAAACTAACCTCAAGGTTCTAGGAACAGCAGCACTTGCTGGTCTCCTTGGACCAGTATTGAAGTGGTTAGACCCATCTGCCCCTGAGTTTGGCAGAGGTGCTAAGTAGCCCTTTAAACGCCCTATAAGGCGATTACAGACACAAATAGACCCCCTACCTTAATTGGATAGGGGGTCTATTTTGCTTTCTCCCAGTCTTCCCCTAACTGGAGAGAAGTTCTACGGGGACTCGCCACCCTCCGATAGATTCATCTCTGTATTCTGCTGTCATATAGTCAGAGCCTTTGAACTTGCCGTATATCTCCACCTTAGAATAGTACTCTACATCTAGCACCTTAGTGCCAAAGATAGTTCTGTCCTTGTCTTTGTCCCAGAAAGGTATGGCTGTCTGTGTTCTGATAGTTCTAACTTCAAAGTCACCGACATCTGATATGTTCTTGCGCCGTTTATGTAGGCTGTTTGGATACCACGGCACAGACCAAGTCAGGTCAAACTCTTTGGCTACTGCCCACTCAGATACATTGGCTCTGATATTAGCATTTAATTCTGGCTCTAACTTACCTAACCGTTTGCCTTCTGCGTAGTTAGGTTTATCCATTGAGCCGAACTTAGTTAGCCAGCGTTCTACTGCTAGTAGTGTGCAGACTCTGACTTCTTCTTGGCTGAGTTCTACTATCATTCGTCATCCGAATCAAACCCATAATGTTTCTTAAATAATCTATTAAACTCTACAGATATCCAAGCAGGACCTATATCTAAGTCAAACCCGTATCTAGTTATAGTAAATCCAAGTGCAAACCTGACTGAATATCCCATATGTAATGAAGTATTTTTTGTTAAATCACGTCCATAATATGGCATTGTTATCCTCCTGTTACATAGAAGCCTGTGCCTTTGAAGTGCACTGGCGTTGATGTCCATAGTCTAACCATCATCTCTCCACAAAAATGACAGGCTGGGGGTATGTTGTCTGTTTGTTCTATCAATGCACCACAAGCCTTGCATTGAAAATCATAAAGTGGCAATGCCGTCATCCTCTCCTGATGGGGTCGGCAGAGTTACCATACTGCCACAACTAGCGCACTCCCCGTCTGTAAAATAAAAGGCTATCTCCCCATCTACAAATCCACCTAACATAATAAAGACATCACATCCACAGACGCATACCTCTGTCGGCTCACCACGTAGGTCCATAGCCTTGCTATAGTCCTTGATATGAAGCAGGTCTCTAATGTGTTTCGGTTGGCTCATCTTCATCTTCCTCTACAACTGGAGAGTCATTGTCTGTAAATGGACGCCATCCGCCTAGGTTTCTGATTAGTGAATTGATAGCACGCTGTACTTTCATACGAGCACCATCTGGTGTTGTCTTTAAATCCTTGGCTATCAAAGCCCACTCGTTGTTTTCTGTGCTGAATTTGATTCTGAGTATGTTTTGTTTAGCCTCTGATAATCTATAGAAGGCTGTTGCTATGTCTGACCGCAACACTAGCCAGTTCTTGCCATCGTTATTGGCTTCTGATTTATTAAACTTAAAGTTCAAATCTTTTATCTTGCTTGGCATCTCATATGTTTCAGAGATAATACTAGGTAGGAATGCTTCTATAACTGTAGCATCGTAGTAATATAAATCTAATACTTCGTAGCCAATTGTTTTTGCTTTTTCTTTCTCACAGTATGTAATTGCTGCGTTGCGTAGGGATTTGGCTATCAACTTGTCTCTGTCTTTTTGTTCTAACTTAGACCACTCAGCATACTTTCTGGTATGGGTCAGGAACCAAAGCCATAACACCTGTTGTATATCCAACACCTCAAGCATTGGATACCTGCGGTGATACTCTACTGCTAATGACGCTACTAAAGCGTCATACTCAGTTATGTACTCCTGTGCCATTCAAGCCTTCCCAAAAACCTCTTTGTACCATTAGTCCTATTATTGCATAGTTTGCTAGGTCAAGCAGGGTATCTTCGATAGGTTCATAGTTCGGCGTGTTGCCTTTGTGGTTGTAGTGCAGGTTCTCTAGCCGTGTCATCTTGTCGTGCATCCTGACTATCAATCCATTCATTGCTCCACCTGGAGCATTGGCTATGTTGTATGGGCCGTAGTCCTGATGCTTCCTAATCATTATGATTCTTAGTTGACTTAGGATTTCTTCTAGATGTTCAGTGTCCTTCATCTAATATTCCTTTCAGCCTGTGGTCTAAATCCTGCATTGCTTCTATGACCATCACTTCCTCTATTACTTCCTTGCCCTGCCCCTCTGCTGAACCTACTAGAACTGTGGCTAGTAGACTGAGTAAAGTCTTGGCTGTTTCTGGGTCTTTGATGAGGGTGTCGTAAACATCTAGTAATGCTGTGCAGATATCTATTGCTTTGCTATCTGATAAAGGTAGCCCCATAATCCTAGGGTTATCTCTAATGTAATCCCATACATCTGGTTCGTTATCGTATGAAGCACTTTCTGATTCTTTCATCTAGCCACTCCGTTCCTTCTTGTAAAACAATACTATTTACATCGTGTCCTTCTGGCATCTGAACAATATTTACATTGCCCAATTCTCGGCTAATCTTTTTGCCGAACTCTAACCCTGGGCTATCGCCATCTGCTAGTACGATAACTGTATCAAAGTCGTCAAGTATTTTTGTGTAATAGGGCTTCCAATTATTAGCACCTGGAATACCTACTGTTGGGTGTCCTGTTTTAGTCACTAGTGTTATACAGTCTATCTCACCTTCGGTGACACAGATATATCCGTTGGCTGTTAGAACTGTCTGAGCATTGAACATAGTTGTCTTTGCTCCTGGTAGTCCTATGTACTTAGGGTCTTCGCCTCTGATACTGCGGAAGCGTAGGTCAACCACCCCTGATGGGGTGATGTATGGAATTACTAGTTTACCCCTGTAGCCTTCGTGTCCTGGAGATGGATTGTCCACTACTCCTAGATGAAACATCTTTGCTTCTTCTACCGATAGACCCCGTGTTGCTAGATAGTCTGCTGCTTGGTTTATATGTTTGGCGTATTCTGTCGCTGCCTGTAGGAGAAATTGCCTCTGCGAATTTGACAGCCTCACGATAGTTACCTCCTTCTTTGTGCATAATTAAATCGTAAACATCTCCACCGACACCGCATCCGTGGCATTTGAATCTACCTTCATCAAAGTTAACTCCAGCAGATGCGTGTTTATCTGGGTGGAATGGGCATTTTATCTTGCGCCAGCCGTGCCCGCCTGACGGCACGGCGGCGCCTACATACTCTAGGTATGCAGCAATGCTATGTTTTTCCAT